GGAGGGCCGATGGGCCCCGGCCGGGTTTCCCTGGGGGAGTCGAGCACCCTTCTGTAAAGTGTGCGCAAAGGCCCTCAAACGGGTCTGCTCGATGGGGGTTGCCAATTATACTCCATCAGGCTGCGTGTCTCACGGCAAAAATTTGGTGGCCAAACGGCAGGTCGGGTAGCTCCGATCACAGAATGATATGGTCTCACCAGACATCGCTCAATCGTTGTTGAGTAACCTCGTAGCACAACCTGTTCTAGCAATAGACGGGGTGCATGTGCTCCCGGAAGTGCCCGGGTGGTTGTTCCTCATGGTATTGATGTGATGTTTTGGTGTGCACAATAGGAGGGTTAGTTGTCTTTAAGAGGGCGCACGTAATGCGTCTCCCGCTAGCTCAGTTACCATACAACAAAACATAATAGGGGCAAGTGGGAGATCTCAGCCGGCTGGACCTGGTCCACCTGATCACGCAAGTAAACTCTGAAGGCAGCAGTGCTGTCTTATATGCAACAGACGTCAATTCTTCGTGTGTGTGGTGGATGGGGATAAGGCCCTTAGGATTGGGCCCGGTCATGCTTTCGTGTGAACGGGTGGTGGTTGTGGTGCGGTAACGTACTGCTGTGAGTGCTGATGCGGGAAGCCCTGGCCGGTGCAAAAACGCACTTTGGCTAAGTCATTGGATACTGCTGGCATCGCAGGTAGGAGTAATGGCCCTACTATAGTAACAACTCCAATGGTGTATATGAGATGAGGTCCGTGAAAATTACGACTCTAAGGGTAATCCGCAGCTGCCATAAGGTAGTTCATCGACTGCAACACTCCGGGAAAGTTTCTGCAAGATACAGTCATGGCCAACTGGAAACAGTGGGGTGGACGGCAGCTCACACTTGAAATAGTACAACTGATATATTCCAAACAGCTAAACAGCTCAACTTAACAAACTCAGTTACCATGAAGTTCAACACTAACACCGTTTTCCACGCATGTGGTGATTCTCTCATCGACTACGTCGAGGGTGAATCCGGACCAGCGACCTCGCTGGTCAAAACTATCTTTGGTCGTGTTGCCGGCAGAGCTGGCAATCGTGCGGCCTTCAAATCCATCCATTACAATGATGATGGTGTGCTATCGGCAGATGGTAATGTTGCTGGCCGCGCTGGGCGTGGTGGCAGCTTTGCCGAGAGACTTTCGGTGCCTTTGATTGGCACCAATGCCAACGCAACACCTAGTGGGGTGGTGCATTATGATGTGGCTCGCACTGCCGGTCTACTCGGTACTGCGGTGTTCCAGCAGGATTTGGGATCCTCTGCATCAGCAAGCACTTTGACCCACACCATCATCCAAACCACCTTCCCTAACATGTCTGTTGATCAGGCTAAGAGGTTCAGTTCGCTCATTAAGAACAACTGTACCAGTGGGGGTGATTACTCCGAGTTGTACTATCGCTTGATCGTGTTGGCTAGTGATCTGCATGCTGGTGTGTCTCCCACACCTTTTCAGATCAACAATGCCAACCCCTTCTTTAGCCTCATCCTCGACAGGATTTGGCCTGCTGAGGAGGCGCGGTACGACAACTTGTTGCGCTCGTTCGAGCGTGACACTCGCAGCTACTTCTTGCCTGGGTTTAAAGGCAACAAATGCATTAGCGCAGGGATTGCCTCTGCGCTATGGCACATTGTCAGACCCAACATGAACGTGGTTGCTGGTCAGCAGGCCTGTGCTAACGCCTACTCCACCCATCCTCAGTTTTCTGAGCGCATAAGTGTGTATCTGATGGGTCCTAAGGGTGCGCGCACTGTGATCGGCTGGGGTGCCAGAGCTCAGGCTGTGCCTGCTGTCACTGTTCGTGCTTGCTTTGAGGCCATTGACTATGTTGCCGCAATGACTGGTGACTCTGATGGCCTCGAGTCTGCTTTGCGCTTGTTTTGCGACAGGCTGCCTTTCCCTTCCCTGTGGGCTAATGTCACCCACTCGCTCGTGGGTGATCGGTGCGCTGGTGGGTTTGGTAATGCCTGCATTGACAGGTTGAACTTGACTGTCCTGATGCACCGCTCATTTGCTGCAGGGGCCGAGGAGGCGGGGTTGCCTGCTGCTTACAACCTTGTGTTTGGTGTTAATGCGTTCCAGGCACTCGCTGTGGGCTGGGGTGCTGCGCGGCCTAACTTTGGACGCGACATCGCACATTACAACCCTGACTTTATAGGCAGGGATTGTGCTGTGCATGCCTGTGGCCTGATCAATGGCCTTGCTGCCTCTGGAGAGGTGGTTGATGCCAATACGCTCAGCCGGTTCAACCGGTTGGAGCTTGTCACACTCAAAACCGTTATGGAGGATGCGTGCGCTTGCCCGCTTAGGGTCATGGACGCGTTGGGCGTGGCTATTGGAGCGGCACTCTTCCCGGATTTCTTCCCGGCAGCTGGGCCGACTAAGAGTGAGCGCATCACGAAGGTGGGGTCGTGTGGGGCGATAGCACTTCCAGCACAGAATCTCGTTTGTTCTGCTTTTATAAGCGCTTCAAACGGGCTGGAAAGTTGGGTGTCCGCCATTCTCGATCCATCTGTATTGAGCACTGCTCACACCACTTACAAACCATTTCCTTATGCGCAACCGGATGAGGTTATGTGTAGTGTGGTCATTGTGAGTGCCTACATCCGCTGCTTGGCTGATGAGTCAGCTCGAGCTGCGGGTAGGTGCAATAATGTAGACACATTGCTGTCAGGCCAGGAGGTTATCCGGCCTGGCGGTGCGAGTGTATGGTCTGATGAGGCTGTGTACCATAGTGCCGATCGCTACATGGGCAAGCTTCAGGCTAGTTTCAGGAGTGAGCTTGATGCCACGCGGGGGTGTCTGGTTAGGCTCTGGCCTGTTCTGACGGTTCCAGATTACAGCCGTGAAGTGGTGTCCGCTCCGCATTATGGCCATGGTGGCTGGGACCTGTCCGTGTGTTTTACACCTCTGCAGGTATCCACCATGTGCGGTCTTGAGAGTGCGGTGGGCGGTCTAATCGCTTCACCCGCCATCTTGACTCACATGGGCAAGACTGCGCGATCGTTTCTGAACCGCTCTATGGCTGATAGCGACATGTCGCGTGCGAATCGCATGCACATGGCCGTGTTGGCTGCCGGCGTCAATGGTCATTCGATAACTTTTGATTATGCTGTGACCTACACGTCAGAAGAATACTGCATGGATGATGTATACGTCATACCAGGTGATACTGAATGTGTTGTGCGGTCTGAGGGCACTATGCTATCTGAGGAGATACTCACCAGTTGCCTTTGGAAGCAGTACTTGGTTGAGGAGACCATAATGATCACTGCCGCCCCACTGGACACGTTTCACACCCTGACTTGGGCGCTATCAGGCACCCGAGACACTATAGGGGCTACATGGACGATGGGCCGCGCACGGGGCTTGGCTCATTTCGATCCTGCGGCTTGCTCACCTGGGCTGACAGTTGGGTTGACGCCACAGTTCACCCATGAGTGGCGCTCGAAAGTGATGTTGCCCGCTCAGGCGGCTGTTGCTGATGCAGACGCACTAACTTGGCTTGTCGGCATATGCTCACGGGCTGCTGGGTACGGCAGGCGATTTGTATCGCCTGGCTCGCCCACAGTCATAGCCCCTTGGTGCCTCAGCGGCGGTAGCAAGGCACCGGAGGTTGGTGGGACCAAGCTGTCACTCATTGATGGTGAAAGTCGGTTCGCAACCTCTCTGCGCGCGAAGTTGGGCTTGCCAGCTTACAACGTCTCACCTGTCACTAAGGCATCGCACGACGCCATTAAAGAGCTTGTTAAGGAGTGTGGCACAAGCCCAGCTGTCTTGAGCTCGACTGTTAGTGCTCTGCAAGCTGCTATGGATAAGCTGATGGCTGCTAGCGGTGGCAAGGATGTTGTCAAAGATGCTGGCGGCGCTGGAGCTGATACTGATGCTGCTAGCGCCTGAGGCGTCGGCAATCTTATGCTAGCAGATGTTCTAGCAAAAGTAGAGCCAAGGTGGTTGGGTGAGCCGATTGAGGGCTTGCCGCAACTGTTAGTTGTTATAGCACCTCCACTGTATGGAAGCACGACTTATTGCACCACTGCTGACGCTCATGGGCTCACCGTCGATGGCGGTGCCTTGAGGCGCGGCGGCAGGCGTGCTGAGCGCTTGCTTAAACGGGCTCAGACTACCGGCTGCTTTCTTGAATATAATGATTACGTGTACTCAGGCGTTGTAGGGGCGTTGTCCAAGCTGTCGGGCAGCGTTGTTTTGTTGCCTGAGCACCCATCCAGGCTCGGGCTCGATTTGTCTGGCTATAACGTCGCAGTGGTTGGGGCTGCGCCACTCGACAGTGCCCAACTGCGACACAGGTGCGGTGGCGATATCGTGAAATACGGGCTTGCGGTTGCCAGCAACAGGGTGCACCTCAATGCTCTCGTTAACAAAGAGTACCCCGCGCTTTCTTTGGATAAGCTGTTTGCAATTCTCAATAGCGTGCGACCCGGTCGTAACGACAGGCTCGCGCCAGCTCTGCCTGGGCTGAGGCTGGTGAACACCGACTGCTACGGTAGGCTCGTGTTCCGAGGTCAGAGTCTGCTGCATGCTGCTTTGAGTCAGCGAAAGATGCTGACCCGACCTGCAGCTGCGAGTGCCGGGTGTGAGTGGCTGTGGACCTTGAGTTCCTATGATGATGTTACAATTGATGCTGATACTGCGGAGGCGCTGCATAGGCTAAGTGAGCTTAGAGCCATCCCAAGCTCGGTGCTATGTAAAGTATATAAAACATGCTTCAGCAATATAGTGCCTGGTCACGTGTGGAGGTATGGTGTGAGTGAGCGGGCTAAGTGGGTGTGGTCCGGTGTACGGGATCTGTTCTCGGATATTCGTTCTAGCACCAGAAGGCGGGCAAGGCGTGGGCTGAGTGTTGTTTATAGTGAGCAGGTGTCCGTGACCAGAGGTCTGACTGATGACCAAAGCAAGGCAATCGATGATTTCATGCGGGTCCCAGGCTATGCGGGAAGGCTTGCGGCTGACCCAACCCTATGGGGTGATCTTGCAGCCAAAGCTGCCTCGGCTGGTGGGCCAGGCTGCAATAAGGTGTTGCGCATCCTGTTCCCCTGTACGTCGCAGCAGCTGACTATAAGAGAGACCTATGATGCTAGTGTAGTCTTCGCTGCTTTGCGGGACACAGACAGTGCCTTCGCCTCTCTGCTGGCCAAGAGGGCATTGGGGCTTGGTGGACAGTGCGTCGCTAGGTTGGGTCTGTTTTACCTGTCCGGTACCACTGGCAAGTCCTTGGTATCTAGTATGATCAGACATGGGTGGTTGGACTATGGCCTCGAAGAGCTTGAACAGCTCGGCAAGGCTGTTCACGCTGTTGTCCGATCTTCTGGCGCCCTCAACATTCTGCCACTTGGTGTCACTGTTGATGATGCTGATTCTGCGTTGTACATGCAGCTGCTTTCGGGCCGGTATGATTTCCAGGATCTCGATGTGTCAGGTGAACTGGTTGACAGGATGAAACTAAACCCCACCAAGATAATTAACACAAAGAGCGGTCCGAGTGCGCAGCTGTTTAAAACACTGGTGGATGAGTCCCTGGGTCAAGATAGGCGCCGCGCAGCTCATGTGATGCACCGCCATGGTCAAGAGACGTTGATGGATATGCTGGCGTATTATGGCAAATACTCTGCTACAGGTAGCTGCAAGGCTCTCAGAGGGAAGTTGTCTGTAATGTGGGAAGGCAGGGAGCATGCTGTGGATAGCCCAAGCAAAGTAGCATGGCTGGCAAACCTAGATGAGCAGCAGGTGATAGAGGTTGTTGCTGATGTTTGCAATGGTATCGAGACGACCGGCGTGAGGAAGACGGAAAGTGGGAAGCTGCGCATGCTGTTGCCCGCACCGGAGGCCCACTGGCTGGCAGAGACCCTGGCTATCATGGACAGTGAGCGTGCAGTCTTCGGGCCGGTGCGTCAAGTGGCGCTGGAGAAGACCAAATTCGAGACGTTGCATGGGCTTTTGCAAAGGCTTAATTGGGTCAAGGCTGGTTTGACGGTTGCAGCGGAGGACTTCGAGGACTTTAACATATTGCAGGATTACGAGTCGATGAGGGCAGATTATATTGCGCTGGCATCTGAGATAGCCAGCGTGTGCGGCCTGCCAACGATCAGTACTCGCATGAGCAAGGATATGTCTCTGCCTGCCATCGCAGCTGCCTCGTGCCTGATCTTGGCGGCAGCGTTTGATAACATGCGTGCGCGTGATGTGTCGGATCCTACTAAGTGGTATCAATTGGTTAGAGGTCTCTGGTCGGGCTGGCGCTCAACAATGTGGTTCAACACTAGGTACAATAAGGCTTACACGCACGCTGTCCAGCGTGGGGTTGAGGCAGAATATGGGTTCCCGACGCTCAAGGATTTCTACATAGTGGGCGACGATAGTTTGTTGGCCACACTGTCGGAGTTTGAGGGTTTAAGGCGCCTTGAGGCGTATGACAGGTCCAATCTCGCATCGCAGGCAGTCAAACAAATGGTAGATGACAGCCAAGCGGAGCTGACACGCATAATGCACAGAGCGGACGGGTCGGTGAAGGGTTCGCTTGTGCGTGCGATATGCAATGGGGCAAGTAATGATATGCAAGGGTCGCGCGTTGTGCCTGGCCCGCATATGGCACAGAGCCTTAAGACCCAGATACACATGTGGGTGCGCAGAGGGTTTGATTACAGTGCTGCTGAGAGATTGTTGAATGTGGCAGTCAAATACTGGGTTAAGCTGCGCGTCCGGAGGAGCGGTTCTGACTCGGCAGTAAACGTCACCATCCCAGATGCTGTGATACGAGGGTCGGTGCGCACTGGTGGGCTCGGTGTTGCCATGCCAGGTGTCTTGCCACCCGACCTCAAACTGCCAGTTTCGCTAGGGAAATCCAAGGTTCGTGATGATATCGTGCGAGCTGTAGGGAAGCAGTGGCAAATGCGCAATTTGCAAGTTGCTGCGCACATCACGCAGCAAAGATTTGCTGGTTATGGGCTAACCATTGACAATGATACGATATTGAATGCGCTGCGCGGAGGAGTTTACGGCAGTAACACACCAACTGTTCTGAGCATGTTGGCTGACCAGGCAGACCATGGTGAGTGGGAGATTGCCATAGCTGCATGGTCGGAAAGGGGTGGTGCTCAATTGGGTTTTGTGGATTGCAAAGCCGTGCCTTCGGAGCTCGTCGAGGCTGTTGATGTGGGAATGCAGCGAGTCGGTCGCGTCTACAAAGAATTGAGCAACAGTGCCGAGGTGCCATCTGATCTAGTGCGATGGACATCACCTTGGTCTAATGCTAGTGCGCTGGATGCTATTGCGCTTGGGCCGTCTGCTGGCGCGCCCGGAGCGCTGGCTACCGTTAGGCGCAATGGGAAGAAGGTGTCTCGTGCTGAAGTGGCCAATATGCTGAGTGGCCGTTCCCGAGCACTCGCTGATCTGCATTTGCAGGTTGGTTCTATGGCAACTCAGTTCATAGAAGGAAAAGTTTCAAAACCTCTCTCTGTGGGGCTGGTCTCACCTGCACATTATGTGCTGGTGGACCTTGCGCTCACCGAGGTCGTGGGGTATTTGAGACATATTATGGAGGGAAGCAAACTTATGTTTGACCTGACTAACACAACTGGTGCGCGCATGCTATCGCAAGCATGCGCGATGATCGAAAGGAAAATTGCAGCAGACCCTATATTGGGCATGCAGCAAGCTTTCTAGAGAAACCGGTTAACAGA